ACAAACCCAGCGGCCTAGAGTATCCGGTCCGCCAGCCCCATCGCCACGGCCTCCGGCGCCGTCAGGAAGTGGTCCGCTTGGAGCAACGCCTGGAGTTGCTTGAGCGTGAACCGGGGCTTCGCGGCTTTGATCCTCGGGAAGTAGGCGGCCTCCATCAGCCGGTTCACCCGCTCCATCTCGGCGGTCGCCACCCTCACGTCTCGGACTTGGCCGTCTGCTGTCCACGTCCCGTAGTGGAGCATCATTGTCGCGTTGGGAGCCATTGCCCGATCGTCTGCCGCCTGCAGTATCCAGCTGCCCATGCTCATAGCGTGGCCGAAGACCCGGATGGTGACATAGCTCTTGGCCGTGGCTATCGCGTCATAGATCGCCAGCCCGTGGTATTCGTCCCCGCCGATGTTGTTCATGATGACCGTGATCGGTTCGGTGCTAGTGGCCTCCAGAACAGAGAGGCCCTTGAGGAACGATTCGGCCATGAACTCATCGGTCTCGGTGCCCATGAAGAGGGTCCGGGTCGGGATGTGGACGCCGTAGTCGAAGAAGCGGTCAACGTCGTCCCTGCGAAGTTGACTCACCGCTTCCACCTCCACCGGGCGCGCTTCCAGGTGAGGTATTCTGCGGCCTCGGCCGCGTTCCAGATGACGTGTACGCGGGCGTTTGGCTCGGTGTTCTCCGGGTCGATGACGATGGACGCGCTACAGGAAACGTGGTTATCCCGCGCGCCGATCTTCCGGGCGAAGTCGTCCCGCCCCTTGTAGCTGGCGACCTGTACGGCCTCGGTGATCATCCTAGACAGTTCGTCGCGGATAGTCCCTCGCCCGCTCACATGGGTATGCCCGCCGATGGCAAGGTGACAGCGCTCACCGAATAGAACCCCGCGCGTGACGCCATGCACCGGGTTGTAAATCGAGTGGCCCGCCCACTTGTGCTTTGCGGTGAGAAGGACGGGCTCGCCGCTGGGGAAGCGAAGCTCTAGCCGCGCTTCCCACGGTTCGTAGGTGGACCCGGCTTGTGACGCTAACCATTCGAGCGGATCGTCGGCCCCGCTCCATACGTCGTGATTCCCGCCGATGTGCGCGATCCATCGGCCGGTGAGCGAGCGGACAAACCACTCCACCAACCGCCGCGCGTTCCGGGCGCTCAAGTCCTGATTTGCGTAGAGCGCGCCGAGCCTGCCCACCCAGTTGTTGCGGTCGTCCCCGATGCAGAGCGCATACAGGCCCTCGGTGCGCCGGACTAGCGCAACGTCCGCGCGCAGTTGGCGGATGTCGCAGTCGGGATCGTCAACGTGAGGATCACCGAAGACGTGGATGCCCACGGGCCCCGGCACGGCGATACCGATAGAGATGATCCGGCGCGCCTCGGACGCCGCCTCCCGCACGGCCTGGGCTTTCTCCGCGTGGTCTAGCAGATCGTCAACGGGGAGATCCCGGTCGGGCAGGTGGGGGAAGGTGAGCGCCGGGGATTTGAGTTTCGCCGTCCAGTCATCCACCGCCGCCCGCGCCACCGCTTTCGGGTCGGGGCTCAATCGTTCCATCCGGGGACGTGGTTGTTGAGATGATCCCGCAGCGCCCCTTCGCTCATGCCGTACCCGTAGTACGTTCGGAGGGTTTTCCAGACCAGCGCGGCCGGCACTCGTTTGCCCGCCCGCCTCTCCTCAATGAACGCGGCAAGGCATTCGGCGGCGTCACCCTTGAGGTTACAGGTAAAGCATGGCTTGGTTGGCTTCTCATAATCCGCGATGATGGAGCGCACCAACGCAGTCGGATCGGGACGCTTCCTGTCCCCTTCCGCGTTCTTAGTGTCGGCACTTGCCGGTAACTGCCTACGGTTGGTTCCCATCGTTCCCCCTTTGCAGATAGAACCGGAACCCGGAGACGAGGCCGGTGTACTTAGCGAGCACTCGGCCCAGGCGTTCCCACCTCAGCCATAGGCCCCGCGTGCCGATCCGGTAGTCAACGCGGACCTTCCGCCACTTCCCGTCGAGGTTGTACTGAGCGTCGAACGAGTTGTGCGCGAACGTCCAGCGGTGGTCGAGCATCCCGTGGGCGTAGTGATGCTTGAAGTGGGGCACCTCCACGATCATCCACCCGCCCGGACGGGCGACGCGGTGACACTCGTTGAGGAATGCCAGCCGATCCTTCGCGTGTTCCAGAACGTGCTCGGCAATCACCGTGCGGAAGTGCGCGCTCGGCAGATCCCACGGCACGGCGTTGAGGTCCATCACGCGGTCAACCCCCGGCAGAGCGCGGGCATCCACGTTGAGAGCGATCCGGTGCGGCTTGGTCCCGCATCCGAGAACTAGCGTTGCCGGTATCATGTTTTCCCCCTTGTAGATTGGCCGCCGGGTAGCAGATCGGCAATCGGATTGACTACTTGCCCTGTCCGCCCTTGATCGTCGCCGCGCCCCCGGCGGCGAGCATGGCCGTTGCGGCCCATGAGAGCATCGCTTCCGCCGTGCCCTCAACCGTCCAGACGAGGGAGTCGCCGCGCCCGGCCAGATCCAAGAGGACTACCAGCACGAGGGCGATCCCCCAGGTTAGGGCGATGGAGCCGCGGCGAGCAGGCGCCGTGGGGTCGCCCATCGTGGTGCGCTTGCGAATCCATGCGACGGCCAGCCCAGCGGCCAGCGCGACGGCGGGGTTGACCACGATCCCCAGGGACCGAAGGGCTGCGATGATGCCGGAGAGTTCGTCCATGCTAGCGCCTCACTTTCGAGAGGATGTACGTCACAACGGCCCTGATCGCGCCCTTGAGCGTGATCCGTTTCCACCAAGCCATGTCAGTCCTCCCCGAGCACGAACTTCACGCGCCCGCGAACCTGCTTGAACACGAGGATCGCCCCCATCTCTTTCATGCGGGCGTAGTTCTGCGCCGGCGTCTCCCATCCGGGCTTGACCGCGGGCAGTTGGCTCTCAGGCTTGCCGGGGTTGAAGGGCTTGCCGAAGGTGAAGAACCAAGTCCACCCCGCCCACTCGCTGCACTCCAGTCGGTTCGTACCGTCCGCGTCCTTGCCGTGACTAGCGAATGGGCGGCGACCGAAAGCCCAGTTGCAGATCGCATCCACGGCATGGGCAAGGATGTTGTCGTAGTCGTACTTCTTCCCGATCACGCCGACGGCCTGTTTGCACAGGGCTATCTTGGCGTGACGGGCCAGCACGTCATCGGGGAAACGCCACACCTCGAGCGAATGCCTCATGTCCATGTAGTTGCCAAGGGTGGCGACTCGACCAACTGGAGTTGTCGCCTCGGCAACGCATCCGCCCCCGATGTACTTGGACTCATGGCTCCAGAGTTTGGCAAAGAAGATGATCGCCTGCCCGATCCAGCCGTGGTACTCGGAGAACACCTCGTCGGCTGGCTCGAAGTGCGGGAAGCTGGCCTTCGCCTCCTCCTCCCACCACGTCGGAGCCCACCGGGTCAGCCATGCGTTGACTGCGGCTGTGATTCGGTTCACGGTATCCCCCTTTCAAGAAAGGCGCGGGCGAGGGGCAGGATCTTCGGCAAGCGGGCGACAGGGGGTGAAGTCCCCGCCCCGGCCATGCCTCACAGCGCCCGCGCGAGTCATCGGCCTCGATTCAGAATCCACGTTGACGCCTTCGCTGGCAGAACGATCTTCACCGCCTCGCCGTACTCCAGCGGGCAGTAGTCCGAGAACCACCCGCCCCACATGCTCGCAACGTCGATCGCGTGGCGGTAGTAGCCGCTCCGGTGCGGGCGGTAGGAGAACGGGTGATAGAGCGTGTCCGGTTCGGTGAACTCGTACACCTGGGGACACATGAGGGTGTCGGGTCCGAGCGTGTCGCCGGGGAGCGGGTCGCAGATGTACCAACCCTCCATCCATCCGCCGCCCTCGAATCGCGTTGGGCCGTCGCCGCACGTCGCCGGGTTGAGGCTGAATGGCGACATGCGCCCGGCGAAGGTGTAGACGGGCGGTTGCGCATTGACCGGAACCGCGAAGAGCAGGAGCGCCAGAACGAGCCACCTCATGCCGCGATCCCCCGCCACTGTTGATCGGTCAGCGTGACGCGCCGCGGATCGCGCGACCTCCCGTAACATGCACCCTCGTTACGCAGGAACTTCGAGACGTGCTGTTGGGCGCAGACGGTGGCGTGCATGAGCAGCGGGTTTCGGGCCCGGCAGCGCCCCGGCTTGAATGTCATCATCGCCTGAGCGACCCCAACAAGGGCAACGCTCACCAGCTCCTCAACGTCGCGGTATTGCCAGCGCTTGGCCTCGCGCAGGGCCACCATCCACGCGATCGCGGCCGGGTTGCGGAGCGGGCAGTTGGGGGTCATCCGTTCAAGAGCGACGCGGCAACCCGCTTCGCCCTGTCCCCCACTTGGTAGGCGTACTTGGATGCGAGGACGGCCTGGGCAGCGGTGTTCCAATCGCCCGCGTCGATTGCCGCCCGCATCTGCTTGAACTTCGAGAGGCCCGCTTCCCCCAGGTTGAACGCCATGTTTGCAAGCGCCTCTTGCCGGGCATCAGTCATGGAGTCCCATGCCGTGAAGAGTCGGCGACACGCGCGGATCGCTTCAGCGATGTCGTTCCGGGCGAGGTACTCTGCCTCCTCGGTAGTGATGCCGCGATCATCCAGGTTGCGCCCGATGCCGATGGTTGTCTTACCGGCCGGGCAGAGGTACGGCTTGAGCCTCAATCCTTCGTCGCGCTTGAGGTCGGCGAGTAGTACGTCCAGTCTCACCGCTCGCCCCCTTGCTCAAGCAGGATCGCCTCAATGCGCTCCAGACGCCGGATCATGTCGGTGTACTGCCGGTCAACGCGCACCTCGATCGCCGCGTCCTTTGATTCCATCTCCGT